CACAAGCTGATGGGCACAATCACGAATTATTCAACGCTGCAATCAGCAATCGCTGACTATCTGAACCGTGCTGACCTGACTTCTCAGATTCAGACGTTCATTCAGTTTGTTGAGGCAGACTTGAATACGCGGCTTCGTTGCCGCGAAATGATCGTGCGTGCCAATGCCACTAGTGATCAAGAATATGTCCAGCTTCCGGCTGACTGGGTTGAAGCTATCAATCTTCAGATTGTCGATGGTGCATCACCGCTGCGTTATGTGACGCTGGATGAAGGTGACATTATCAACAAGGCGCAGGTTCTGACTCAGGTTTCCGTGTATTCGCTGATGAATGGTGCGATTGAACTGATCCCTGCACCCAGCGACAACATTGAAATCGAGATGGTCTATTACGGCAAGATCCCGGCACTGACCGATGTAAACACGACAAACTGGCTGCTGACCAAGGCGCCTGATGTCTATCTGTATGGCGCACTGGTCCATGCAGCACCGTTCCTGATGGATGACCAGCGCATTCCTGTATTTGGCAACATTTACCTGAAGCGCGTTGAAGAACTTAATCAGGAATCCCAGAAATCACTGCACAGCGGCTCTCCGCTGGTCGCCCGTACTCGGAGGGTTTACTAATGGCTGGGTTTACCAACTTTTCTGAAGACCTTGTGCTTGATTGGCTGCTGACCAATGGATCAGCAACTCGTCCTACTGCTTGGTATGTTGCTCTCTATACGGTTGCACCGGGCGAAGCAGGCGGGGGCACGGAAGTGTCTGGCGGATCTTATGCTCGCACAGCCGTTACATTCACTGTTTCCGGCACTGCTCCGACAACAGCCAGCAATAGCGGCGCTGTTGAGTTCCCGACAGCCACAGGATCGTGGGGAACGATTGTCGCTGCCGGCATCTTTGATGCGTCAACAAGTGGCAACTTGCTTGCCTATGCTGACCTGACAACATCTAAGACAGTTGATAGCGGAGACGTTCTCCGTTTTAACACTGGCGAAATTGACATCACGCTGGACTGATAAGCAGTGGCTGATTATGGCGTTGCAGACTATGGCGAAGGTTTATACGGCTCTGGTTATGTACTAGAAGCCGCATTTACCTCTGCTGCAACGTCAAATGCTACTGCTGCTGCTTTGCGTACCGCGTCTGCGTCTGTAGCCGTACAGGTACAGTCCGATATGTCTGCGAACGGCGGCAAGATTGTTCTTGCTGCTTGTGCGGCGGCAGTAACGACATCAGCGGCAGCTTTTGCGGCAGAAGTGGAAGTCTGCTCTGTCACAATGGCTGCATCGTCTGGAATGGCTGCAAATGCTGCCCTTATCCAGACAGCAGCAACGACAGTAAGTGCCACCAGTACAGCGGCTGCAAACGGATTCCTGATTAAGCAAGTTGCGGCTGATATGGCTGCGACCTCTGATGCGTCTGCCAATGCCTATGTGGCGCAGTTGGCATCTGTTCAGATGGATGCTCAGTCTGGAGCAAGTTCAGACGCTGATGTAATCCGTGGTGCATCCTTTACGTCTGCTGTATCGTCTAATATGGCTAATTCTGCCATAGTGTATTACTCTGCTTCTGAGACAATCGCAGTTGTTTCTGGCGCTACTGCCGCCGCTGTCAGGACATTCTCTGTATCAGAATTGATACAGGTTCAGTCTAACATGACGGCAAATGGTAGGTATCTTTGGGAGCCAGAAACAGTGCTGCCAGAATCATGGGTGTCGCAGTCGGTTGCTGCTGAAACATGGACAGCATCTTCTGTTTCATCTGAAACATGGACGCCACAATCGGTGTCTTCTGAAACTTGGACTCCGGCTTCAGTACCTGCTGAAAGTTGGACAGTGCAATAAGGGCGAAGGAGGCTTCAGTGGCCGATAGTTACACAACTAACCTGAATCTTACGAAACCCGAAGTAGGTGCTTCACGCGATACGTGGGGCACGAAGCTCAATTCAGACTTGGATACTGTTGACGGCGTTTTTAACGCTGCTGGCAATGGCACATCTGTTGGTTTGAATGTTGGCAGCGGTAAAACGCTGTCTGTCGCTGGAACAGCTACGATCACTGGAACATTGGTTGTTCCAACGTCTGCAACACCTGCTCAGACCGCAGATGGTTCTATGGTTTGGGATAGCGACGATAATTTGCTGACGGTTGGTGATGGTTCTTCGCGCAAGGTGATGGTTGATACAACCACTGCGCAGACGCTGACGAATAAGACGCTGACAACTCCTGTTATTAGCTCAATTAGCAATAGCGGAACTGTCACTATCCCAACTGGCACAAACACGCTCGTTGCACGTTCAACGACTGATACGCTGACGAATAAGACGATCAGCGGTGCAAGCAACACAATCACAAACGTGTCTCTGACTACTGGTGTGACAGGAACTCTCCCTGTTGCAAATGGTGGTACTGGCGCAACTACGCTGACAGCTAATAACGTGTTGCTTGGCAATGGCACATCCGCTGTGCAGACTGTTGCTCCCGGCCCAAACGGCAACGTGCTGACATCCAACGGAACAACATGGACCAGTGCTGCGCCTGCATCTGGTCAGCTTCAAACTCAATTGTTTACTGCATCTGGAACATGGACGGCACCAACAGGCGTCACAAAAGTCAAAGCTATCGTCATTGGTGGTGGTGGTGGTGGTGGTTCTGACGGATGCGGTGGACCTAATGGATACTCTGGCGGCGTCGCTGTTGGCATTTACACAGTAGTACCCGGTACATCATATACAATTACCATTGGTGCTGGTAGTAATGGTTCATCAAGTAGTACATTAATCGCAGCAAATACGTCATCTTTTTCATCATTTGCATCCGCGACTGGCGCTGGAACTACTGCTAATGGAGTTGGCTCAAGCGGAACTTTGCGGAATGGATCGGCTACGACCAGCAGTTCTGCTGGCGCTCCATTTGTTGGCCCGAATGGGAACACAACTTCGACTGCTCTTGCGTACTCTGCAAGTGCAAATAACGGCGCTGGTGTTGGTGGATCGGGGGTCTCATCAGGGTCGGGCAGAGGCGGAATTGGCGGTATCGTTTATCTTGAATGGGTGGGCTAATGAAAAAAGCACTTATCTCTCCAAACCAGCCCTGCATGAACTACGATAAGCCACCTGTTGAATTAGGTGCTTATGTCGTTCAGGTAGAAGCTGAAGAGTTCCCGGTTGCAGAACCATTGTTCTGGACTGATTGCGATGATGCAGTTGTCGCATATCAATTCTACTGGAACAGTGGCGTATTCTATCCGGTCCCTCAGCCACCAGTGGTTGCTCCGTCTCAAGTGACGGGTGAGAACGGTCCTGCGGTAATCTGATATGATGCAGATAAACCAAGTAAGCTTTGGCAAGATTTCTGGCGCAATATATGACGCGCCAGAAGTAAACGATATACTGCCTATGCATTCGCATGGCGAACAGGATGTTCACATTACTATTGTGGCGCGGGGTTCATTCCGCGCACATGGTGATGGGTGGGAAATGGTAGCAAAAGCAGGCGATGTGATTGACTGGGCAGTTGGTCAACGCCACGAACTTATAGCACTTGAACCTAACTCTAGGTTCGTCAACATCGTGAAGGGCTGACTGTCATGGATATGCAGTCGATCATTAATCTAGGTGTTGCAACAGGTTTTGCCGTTGTCGGCTGGCTTGCTCGCGAGATATGGGGTGCAGTTAAAGAACTGCGCAGGGACTTACATGACTTGGAGGTTAGTCTTCCAAGGGAGTACGTCCAGAAGATCGACTTAGACAAACGCATGGAACGCATTGAGCAGATGTTCCAGCGCATTGAAGATAGGCTAGAAGGCAAGGCTGACAAGCACTGATGGGAGAACATCATGACCTTTGGAATTGATGACGCAATCGCAGCAGGACTGAAGGTCATTGATAAGTTCGTCCCTGATCCGGCTGCAAAGCAGAAGGCAGAGAACGAGCTTCGTTCTGCGTTGCAAGGATGGGACAAGTCGCAGACAGATGTAAATGCTGTTGAGGCTTCTCACTCCAGCGTCTTTGTCTCTGGATGGCGTCCGTTCATTGGCTGGGTCTGCGGCGGTGCTTTGGCATATCAGTATGTTGTGACGCCTATTCTAATGTGGGTCACTGCCAGCGTTGGAATAGCACTAGCACAGCCGCCCAAGTTAGATGGTACGCTCTGGGAGCTTGTCTTTGCTATCTTAGGAATGGGTGGCTTGAGGACCTATGAAAAGCTAAAGGGCGTGGCTGGACGATGAAAGAGAACTGGGAAAAGTGCTTCCAACTGGTCTTGAAGCATGAAGGTGGCTATGTTCATCACAAGCTTGACCCCGGTGGCCGCACTAACCTTGGTGTTACTCAGCGTTCTTGGGAAGCATATTTGGATCGTCCAGTGACTGAGGCAGAGATGAAGGCTCTTACACCTGAAATGGTGAAGCCTTTCTACAAGTCTCGATACTGGGATAAAGTGCGTGGTGATGAGCTTCCGTTTGGGGTTGATTACGCAGTTTATGATCTGGCTGTAAACTCTGGGCCTACACGGGCCGCTAAATACCTTCAGCAGGCGGCTGGAGTGCCAGCAGACGGTATTATCGGTCGCAAAACTATGGCTGCTGTATTAGCTGCTCCTCCAGATGAGTTGGTTGATGCCATCTGTGGTATGCGTATGGACTTCCTTAAGGCACTTCCGACCTTTGATGTATTCGGTAAGGGCTGGGCTCGCCGCGTTGCTGAAGTCGAAGAAGCAGCAAAGGGCATGGCTTGAAGCCTGTTTCGTGGTATAAATGATGGACTTCTAAGGGGTAACTATGCCGCTGGCTCCAATCAACATTCCACCCGGCGTTGTTAAGACAGCAACTCCGCTTCAGGTGAAGGGCCGTTATTGGGACGCTAACTTGATCCGTTGGCGCGCTGGTAAACTGCTGCCTGTTGGTGGCTGGCAGCGTATTACCTCAAGTCCATTGGCAAGCACTCCAAGAATTATCTTTCCTTGGAAATCTCAGTTTGATTCGTTGGTTACAGCCATTGGCTGTGATTCTCATCTTTATGCTCTTCGCGGCGCTGTCTATGAAGACATTACACCAGACAACTTTGTAACAGCAGAAGCTGGTGAAACTGGTGGCTATGGCGCTGGTGACTATGGTGAGCTGCTTTATGGGCTGGACTATGCTGGTGTTGATATTTCAACAGCAGTGCGTAGCTCCAATGTCGTAACCATCACGACAGCAACAGCCAATAAGTTTATCACTGGTATGTCCGTAATGATTGCTGATGTTACTAACAGCAGCTTTAACGGCACATTTACAGTGACTGTCACAAACTCAACGACATTCACATATTCGCAAACAGCAGCAAATGCGTCCTCTACAGGTGGAACAGCATCTTTGCCGACTGCTGATTGGCGTCCTGTTTCGTCTGCGTTTGTTCCGTCATTCAGTTGGACTATCGACAACTGGGGCGGTGACATTCTTGCAGTTGCATCAAGCGATGGCCGTTTGCTCCATTATCAAGATGGAGAGGATCAAGCACACGCTGTTGGTTATGATGTTATTGCTACGGCGGTGCGCTCAAGCAACGTAGTTACCATAACAACAGACTACAATCACGGATATACTATCGGTGATGAGGTTGTTATTGCTGGGACAAGTGTTTCGTCAATGAACGGAACATTTACCATTACTGGTATTCCTGCAAACAATCAGTTTACCTACGCAAACTCTGGAACAGATGCGTCTGGGACTGGTGGAACTGCGTCAATTACGCCTGCTGTTCCTTTGAACAATCGCGGTGTCATTGTTACACCAGAACGTCATGCAGTCTTGATTGGTGCAGGCGGTAATCCTCGTCGTGTTGCATGGTCTTCTCGTGAAGATTATGCAGATTGGGACTTTGCTGACACAACCACAACCGCTGGCTATCTTGATCTTGATACATCAAGCAAGATCACGATGTGCGCAGCTGTTCGCGAAGGCACGTTGATCTGGACGGAAGATGAAGCATGGCTGATGCAGTATATCGGTCTGCCTTACATATACAGCATCACTCGTATTGGTTACGGATGCGGTCTGATTGCTCCTCGTGCATTTGCCACTACTGCTGGTCGCTGCATTTGGATGAGCAAAGAATCATTCTGGATATATGACGGCGGAACAGTGCGTCCATTGCGCTGCGATGTTGGCTCTTACGTTTTTGAAAACGTTGATCCAGATACAGGCATCCTGTACACGAATGGTGCTGAAAACGGCACATTCCCAGAAGCATGGTTCTGGTATCCATCTGAGGGGTCAGATGTCCCAAACAAGTATGTTGTCTATAATTACGCAGAGGATTGGTGGACTGTTGGCGAAATGACACGCACAGCAGCAGTAGGCGCTGGCGTCTTAAAATATCCAATGGCTGCCGATGAAAACAATGACCTGTACTTCCATGAGGATGGATGGACAGCGGCTGGTGCATCTTTGGCTGGTGATCGCTGGGTTGAGACATCATCTATCAACATTCAGAACGGAAACCTGATCAGCCATATCAGGCAGGCAATCACAGACAGCGGTTATGGTTACGACAGCACACAGATCACAGTTTACTCATCCTTCACACCAGAAGGAACAGAAACTGTTTCTGGACCGTATAATCCGCGTTCTAATGGTTATACTGATATGCGTGTGTCTGGTCGTGATTTCCGCATGAAGATCACAGCAACAGAAGACGCACCGTGGAGCATCGGTGAAATGCGCGTAGAGTTTATGGGCGGAGGCGGACGATGAACTTAACCTTTCAGCCAGTTCCTCCATCATATGATAGTGGATACTTCAACCGTGCCTTTGCTACCTTTTCGCAGGCTATCAATAAGTCTGTTACAAGATATGAGGCAGTCGAAAGTATCCTTCTGCAAGCACCAAACGGGTCAGTCTGGAAAGTGGTTGTAGACAACAGCGGTAATCTAGCAACAGAGGCAGTACCACTTGGACAGCAAGGCGCACCTCCTTACTAAGATGGAGAAAGCACTTAGACTTAATGGCGGTACGCATTCAGTCGGTGATGTTTATCTTGGGTTGCAGTCTGGTAAGTATCAGGGGTGGTTCACGGATAACTCTGGTGTCATCACCGAGATACTCGTCGGCCCACAGAAGAAATGGCTAAACTGTTTTTTGGTGTTCGGTGACATGGAAGAAGCGATGAGTATGCACCCGCAGGTTATCGCATTTGCAAAGGAGCACGGATGCTCTTTTATGACCATGAACGGACGCTGGGGATGGCAGAAGATTCTGCCGAAATATGGATGGACCAACAGGTCAGTGTCGATGGCACTGCCATTGGAGGACTAAAATGGGCAAAGGTGGCGGCGGTCAGCAGCAGGTAGTCAACAAGACAGAACTGCCTGAATGGGTTCAGGAAGCTGGCAAGAAGAACCTTGCAGCTGCCTATCAGGTTTCTGAAAACATGATGGGGCCGTATGAAGGTCAGCGTGTTGCTGGTCTTACAGGCGGTCAGCTTCAGACCATCGGTGACATTGCATCGAGCTATGGCATGGCACAGCCTGCCTATGCTTACGCGCAGCAGATGGCGGCACAGGCTGGTCAGTATCAGCCGCAGCAGGTGCAGGCAGGTCAGCTTGCATCAACTGATCTTGCTCCATACATGAACCCGTTCACGCAGTCTGTTCTGCAATCCTCGTTGGACACGTTGAACCAGCAGCGGATGCAGAACCTGAACACGACTGCCGATGCTGCCATCCGTGCCCGTGCATTCGGTGGATCACGGCAGGCGATTCAAGAAGGTGTTGTGAACGCGGCTGCCCAGCAGCAGGCGGCAAACCTTGCTGCTCAGTTGTACTCGCAGAACTTCCAACAGGCGCAACAGGCAGCACAGGCTGACTTGGCTCGTCAGATGGCATCGCAGCAACTTAATCAGGCTGCCGGGTTGCAGCAGGCTGGCATTGGCCTGCAAGGTGCACAGGCACTCGGTGGTTTGGCTGGTGCAGGTCAGCAGGCTTATCTTCAGGGCGCCGGGTCTGCATTGGCTGCTCAGTCTGCGTTGCAGCAGCATCAGCAGGCTGAACTTGAAGCAATGCAGCAGGCTTACCGTGAAGCACAGCAATTCCCGTTGCAGCAGTTGCAGATTCCTG